ACTGCTGCAATTTCTGCAATCTCACTAATCAGAATCTGATTTGTCGTCAGATGAATTAGTTTTACTATCTGATCCATTTACTACATCCTCAATGTACATTTCTTTTAAATTAGCTGCTGGTTCAACCATAGTAATTAACCAATCAGCAGTAATTGGTATTTTAGTTTCTGGTGTTAATGGCATCCAAGGAAAAAGGGATACCTGAAACCCTGCTTTATTATCTTCACCCTCTAAAGGTTCAGGATTTAACATTTTGACAACACAAGGTTTATCAAAAAAATATCCAATTACTCTACCCTCTGGACCTTCACTAGTACGCATCTCAGTAAGATCAGTAATAATATCTTCTCCAGATTTAAGGAGGCATAATTTAATTGTCATAGTTTAAACCCAACGTGTAACTGTTAATTCAATAGAGTTATCATCCATCTCCCATTCTTCTTCAACTTGGAATCCCATTTTCTTAACTTGATTGTGAATAGTCATTCTAGCATACTGTTGGTTTACTTTGTCAAGAAACCTTTCTACTGAAATAGGTTGATTCCAAGTTTCCAGATCTGCAACCAATTCATACTCACCTGACACAGGATTCATACGAAAACCAACATCTTTTCCAATAGCAAGATCTGCCTCAACAACCTCATGGTTTATCCCATGAGGACCAGTAACTTTAAGTTCTTGATCTTCCTTTACATCATATTGAAGAAGAACTAATGCCTCTTCTAATTCAGGTTTGTTCTTGATTTTCGTTTTGATTCTGCTGAAGTGCGACATTGTTAGAATAAAATTCGGGTTTAAATTGACGAGTTTCTAGATTTCCTAGTTTCTTTTCTATTTTCTCTGTAACTTCCACACACTGATGTGAAGTAAAACCAGAAGCTTCTTCAGTTACATAACCATCTTGTCTGATAGTGAACTTAAGAGTTTGTTGTTGTGGCATCAGTCTCCTTTATCGTGAGTATCACCAGTATAAGGTGAAGTTCCTATCTCTGGTGGTGGATTGTTTTCAAAGTCATCAACAACTGCTTCTACTTCACTCTCGAAGAGTTTTTGAAACCACTGCTTGGTGGCAATGATAGCAGTCCAGATTCTGTCTCTTTTTCTCATAGTTAATATGTGTGTGGATGAGTGTCTATATCTGCATGTTCAATATTATCTATACTCTCGATGTGACCATGATCAATATCAATGTGCCACTTCTTTTCAAGTGCATCAGCAATTCTTTCAAGTGCTGATGCTATGCGATTGAACTCTTCACTCATAATAAAGTTTTATCTATAATAATTATAGCAATAAAAAAGACCCCTGTAAAGGGGTCTGATCCATCTCGAACTCAATTTTATTTAGTCACAATAAACTAAACACTGTGAATTGGTAGGATGTTCTTTACATTCCTTTTCCCAAAACGATTCTTTGGGAACTCTTTTGATGTCACTGATTGCATCTTTAATGATGCTGAACGGTGTTGTGAGTTTCATGATGCACCTCCTTAGAGCCAGTCTTTACGAGCATGATGATCTGGAACAATCTTACCTACTGTAACAGTAAGTAATCCATCCTCAAACTCAACTTTTTGAACTTCTGTATCATCTGCAATTCTCCAAGATCTTTCAAAAGATCTTTGAGCAAGTCCTCTATGTGTATAATCTGTTTTCTCTTTCTCTTTCTCTTCCTTCCTCCCTTCAACAATTAGTTTACCAAACTCAGTGTAAACTTTAACTTCTTTCTTTTTAAATCCAGCTAGAGCAATTTCAAGCCTGGTTTCTACGTTGTTTACCTGAACTATATTGTAAGGTGGATAACTTGCTGTCGTTGTATCATCCCAAAAACGATTGAGATAATCATCCATTCCTATACTGCCCTTCGTAATCTTATCAAGTAATTCTGGAAGATTAGCAGCATGGTATCTTGCTAGGTTAGTCATAATAGCCTCCTTTAAAAGCGAGTATGTTAAGTTTGGATCCTTTCGGCATCCATACTATATTTATACCATAGAACATAAAAAAAGGGAGTGTTGAACTCCCTATGATTTTATTCGGTTTCCTGCGTCTTTCCCTTTTTTCCAATATTATATTTTTGCTCTAACACCCAATCTCCTTTGTCCTTGTAGGCAAGAACTTTAATTTGATTAAGTGGAGCAATATCGGATACTGAATCAGGTTTCACTACAGATATGAGACCCCAATCAGCAAGGAGACGAGCAATACGATTCCTACGCTGAACATCGTTAACAGTAAGGTTAGCGTGTTTACCATCAAGAGCAAATAACTCCTTAAAATGCACTATATAATATCTACCTTGTTTATGCAATATATGACAACTTTGGTAAAGTTTTTTTTCTTTTCGTGACGCAACACCAATTCTTGTTAAGGTTTCTCTAACCTTTAAAAAATCATCGGGTTCATTTAAAGTTACTTCTACCATCTGGTCTTGAGACCACTGTACGGTAGGTTCAACGGTGGCAGTCATTTCGATCCTCCAGTATCAAGTCGTTGTTTAATGTAATTAATTTGTTCAGGGGTTAATATTTTCAAAGCATTAGATGCTTTTTCGTTACTATAACCATAGTATTGTTTGATGATTTCAAGGTCTGTGACTTTTTCCTTTCGGAGCCAGGGACTGAATCTCTTCTTTTTCCTAAGTGTATTTAGATAAAATGAATATTGCATATCTTTATCGAGGAAAGAATATTTATTCATCTCATTTGCAAACATAATGCAATCAAGATGTCCAGATAAACAACGATTGATAATATATGGAGGATAATCTTTTATATCATAAGATAAATCCTCTTTGGTAAAATTAATAGAGTTGAGCCAGTCTTTTAATTCCATGCTACCTCCAATGGAGTTTGAGGAACAATAGAATAATTAGTTACCAAAAGTTCCGTTTTAACATTCTCATCAGTTCCTTTATCTCCACGATGAGCCATAGAATACCTCAACTTCCACTCCTTTAGATTGTAGTTTTTATATAACTCTTTTAGTTTATCATTAACATTATAAGTAATCATAAACTTATGGACACAATTATAAACGTCATCTGCAAATCTATTATGATCAAATGATTTATGCATCTCACGATTCTTCCCATATAAGAAATCTTTAATATCATATGGAGGATCTAGAAATACAAATGTATCACTTGATCCATTCTCTTTCATTACTTCAGAATAATCTAGATTAGTAATCTTCCAATCTTTAATTAACTTAGAAAACTGTGCTAGTTTATCAGCACCTACAAGTGAGAAATTAGAATTTGATGCAGTTTGTGAAAAGGTGCTATTCTCCGTAAGTCCTGAGAAACTACACTTATTCATTATAAAAAATGCTACTGCTTTCTCAAAGTCATCATAGGTATCAATCTCTTCTTTATACTTATTGAATAGTTTTTTAGCTTTTGCAGTTACTTTATCCTTATCACCCTCATCCAACGTCCTCTGCTTCTCTTCTCGCACTCTTTCAGATAGTTCTTCACCTCTATCCCTTAACTGAACCCAAAAATTATAAAGGGGAACATATAGATCATTTATCCAAATAGGAATGTTTGGATTAGTTTTAGTTACTTCAATCGCAATAGATCCACCACCTATAAAAGGTTCTCTGTATTCTGAAATTGTTTTAGGAAACCAAGGTGATAATGTTTTTATTGCTTTAGATTTTCCACCAGGATATCTGAGTGGAGTCTTCAAAGATTTCATTAATCATCATGTGTATGTTTTAGTTTACCAGACATCTCATATGCCTTCTTATCTCCACCATGACCATGAGCAATACCTAGTTCATGCATCTTAGCATGTTCATCTATCTGATCTCTTAGATTTTTTTTACCTGCACCAAATGTAAGATAGAGTCCGTAAGCAACTAGACCACCTAAAACCAGACCAAAAAATAAAATTAATCCTTGATCAGGTGTAAGATTTAAGTGTTGAATCAGAACATCATCTTGTTTTTCCCATGTACCAGGTAAATTATAGACTGATGGTTTTGATAAGAAAAGCATTAGTAATACCTCTGTCCGTTATAATCTCGACCTACTTCTATTTCAATAGTGTCGAATACTCTATTTAATGATCTAGCAAACACTCTATATCCTGATCCAACATATAATTGACCAGCAACTACAGAAAATGTAGCAATACCCCAAAATAGATAATAAAATCTAGATTTAACTTGGTTTCTCACTTTTTCTTTTGAAATCATAATAATAACTACTTGAAATTACATTCTACCATAATCTCTGTTAAACATGCAAGCATATTTATTTCCTGATCTGCAACAAAAGCGATTTGGTACTGATACTTAGCAAGTATGAGAACAGCAGCAGGAATGGAAGAAGGAACCAAGGAAGTGTAAAGACTATCGTAAATACGACGTAATAAAACAGCAGGATCGTTGTCCAAGTTATTGACACACCATTTACGTACTTCCGCAAAGTTCTTCTCTTTGAGATTTTTAATGAGATCATTTACTTTTACGTCACTAAAGTGAGCAAGTATACCACTATCTATTTTACCACCAACAGAATATCTTTGACACTCATTAAGCACTCTTCTCCAGTCAGGAAAGTGTTTGTTTATAAGTTCAGCAAGAACTTTCTTATCTGCCTCTATTCTTTCTTGCTCTAAAATATTTACTAATCTTCCGAAGAATGCTGCTGCAATTTCTTGTTTAAGTTTACCCTGAATACCAAACTCCACCACAGCACATCTCGAATGCAGGGGTTCAATGATTTTATTTTTGTAGTTGCAAGTGAAAATGAATCTACAGTTTCCTGAGAACTCCTCAATAGACGCTCTAAGGAGGAGTTGTACGTCGGGAGTGGTATTGTCTGCCTCATCGATGATGATAACTTTGTGTTTCGACTCACTCGTGAGAGATACCGTAGACGCAAAGTTCTTGGCATTATTCCTAACAGTGTCAAGAAAACGTCCTTCATCCGATCCATTAATGACATATACATCAACCCCCAATTGCTTGCAAAGTGCCTTAGCAACTGTCGTCTTACCACAACCAGCAGGACCAGAAAGAAGAAGATTTGGCACTTCTCCTTTATCTAGGAAATCAAGAAAGGTCTTCTTTGTTTGTTCTGGAAGAATACAATCCTGAATTTTTTGTGGTCTATACTTTTCAACCCAAAGAAATTCATCCCTCATTATTCAAATGTAGAATCTGGTTCTAGTGCAATAAAATAAGTTAGATCTTGATTTTTACTTCTAAATCTAGATAGTAATTTTGATGATACAACAACCTCATAGTTACCAGGAAGAATTTTAATATTCTCAACCTTAAAGTTGAATGAGAAAGTTTTATCTGTCTCACCTACAGTGATTGCAAAATCATTTGATGTATCATTCTTTTTGTCACGAACAACAATCTTTACTACACCATTAGCACCAACTACAGCTAGATCAGGTAGTTGATAAATTGCTGCTGCTTTAAGCAACTTATCCAGTTGTTCTGTGCTCAAATCAAAGGTCACATCTTCACTAGGAAGACTCATCGGTCTCTCTGGTGGAGTTACAATAACCTGTGGATCAGCAAAGAAATACTTAGATCTAGATCTTCCTTCTTTAATTACAACATAATTATCCTCTTGAAAATCTAATTCAGGATCATTATGCAGTGATAATCCAAGAAGAAATTGTCCCAAATCATAGATACCAAAATCTCTTGGCAATTCTTCGGTAATAGTTGTTTCTGCAAGGATATTCTTCATCACACTAATAGTGCGAATTTTATTACCTTGCTTAAAAAGAATAGACTGATTAATAGTCGAAAAGTTTTTTAAAAGTGTGAGAGTTGGATCAGAAAGTTTCATAACCACGGGTCGGAGTTTCATTGAGTTGCCCACTGAAGTGATAAAGTAGGAGTGTATAGTGTAGTGCTTTTAGTATATCACGTTTTGCTTGTCCCTTCTTATCATAACGACTTAGATACTTGATTGCATTAGAACGACAGAATGATTCTGCATCTCCTACAGATTCAATAAGATCAAGTGTCTGAACGTTATTATTTTCAGAAGTATAATGTCCTCCATAAGTTGTGGAGATATATTCCTGAAGAGCCTTGATAGACTCATCTTCTTTATATTTTCTAGGATTGTCCGATTCTATTCCAGGTGTTGGTACATTTATATTAAGGGTATCAACACCTGCTGTATATGCTGTGTTTCCTGCTCCTAAATCAAAATTAACAAAATCACCCAAACTAGCATCAATATGATGAGCAATTGAATCATCATTATCCGAAAATGTAGTGAATGATGTTGGTGCATCATCAAGATTGATACTATCACCACCGTCTATAGTAAGAATACCATCACTCTCACTATCTGTAGGGACATTCACAACTCCTTGATCTGCCCCAGTTAATTCAATTTTAGTTTCCTCACTCATTTCATCATCTCCATAAAGTTCATCGTAAAGTAAGCTCCATGCATTAATCATACATCTACCCCTCTAACTTGTCAAGATCAACATCAGCATCTACCTTATCATATAGTTCAAGGAATGCTTGCTTAGTCTCATCATCAAATCTGTTCACACAAACTTGAATTGCTTTCATCTTATCATTGAAGATACTGTAAGCACGAACAATGTGAACTAGTCTACGAGTGCTGATGATCTCTT